CTCCTCTCAGCCGAGGTCGTCGCTGCAGAACACGTCCCGCTGCCAGACCTCGCTGCCGTGCACGATGTCGGTGACGCGCAGGGTCCGGCCGGGCATGTGCGGGTCGTTCGCGGTGATCACGGTGATGACGTCGTCGATCTCGAGCGCGGCCACGGACAGGGGCAGGGTGACGAGGTAGTCCCGCTGCGTGACCTGCTGCCCGCCGGCGGGGGTGACGCGGTCGGACGCGGCGGCAGCCTGGATCCGCGCGGGGATCTCGGTGGCGAGGACCGTCGGGTCGGGTCGGGTGACGTCACCGGTCGAGTCGTTCAGGACCGCCGGCGCCGTCGAGGGCCGCGTGATGGTGACCGTCGCCGTCATCGTGGCCTCGGCCGTGCCCTGGTGATGCGCGGACCAGTCGGCGGGGATGACTCGGGTGCCCTTGAGCGGCATGGTCAGCACCAGTCGAACGTGACGATGGAGAAGTCGGCGTCGTCGCTGGTGGAGCCCTGCCCGCTGTCGGACTGGCGGCGCAGCTCGGCCGCGCGGGCGCGGAGCTCCGCGGCGACCGCGGGGCCGTCGGTGGCGAGGTCCTGGGTGCGGATCTTCTTCGACACGAGCGCTTCGGAGGTGGCGATGCTGTCGAGGAGCTGCGCGGCGGCGAGGCGCACGTCAGCGGCCTCGAGCGCGAGGACGGCAGTGATCTGCGCGTCGGACAGAAGCGGGTCGTCCTCGTCGAGGTCCGTGGTGAGGAGCCGCACCATGCCGACCGGGGTGGTGGGGTCGACCTCGATCGGGGCGAGGCCGAGCAGCGCCCGGCGGACGACGACGAGGCCTTCCTCAGCGGAGTCGACGGCGCCGGTCGAGGTGGCGCGCCAGGCGTGGGTGCCGGGGACGGTGGGGTCGAAGGCGAGGCGGAAGTGCCCGTCCTCGGGGTTCGTGACCGTCATCGGCGCGGTGGAGCCGTCGGGCTTGGTGACGGTGCCGGCCACTGTGCCGTTCGTCGGGGTGCCGGCGAGGTCGGTGAGGTACCAGTCGACGACGAACGTCTTCGACACCCAGATCGTGGTCGAGGTGCTCATGAGCGGGTGACCTCCGATCGGGGTGCGGTGACGGTGACTCGAGCGGTGCTGGAGTCGACGGTCGGTGAGCTCGACGGGTGGAGCCGGGTTCGGGACCCGGGCTGGAGCACGGTGATCGTGGACAGAGCAGGGGCTGTGGGCGCCGCGACGATCACCGCGACGAGGACGCCGGCGGTGTCCGTCTCCGTCGCGCTGGTCAGCGATCGCGACTTCAGCCGCGCCAGCGTTGTGGTGGCGTCCGACTCGTTCGCGGCGATCAGGATGCGGGTCTTGGTCGGGGCCAGGGTGCGCGCAGCCGTGGTCTCGGTGGCCGAGGTCAGGGATCGACGGCGCGCCACGGAGAGCGCGGTAGCGGTCTCCGTGACGACGCTGAGCAACCGCGTCTTGCGCCGCGACAGGGTGACGACGGACACCGTCTCGGTGACCGGGGTCAGCGTGACGGTCAGGGTCGTCCCGAGAGCTGCCGCGATGTCCGTCTCGGTGACGGGGTTGATCAGGCGCGTCTTCCGCCTCGTCAGCGTGACCACGCTGGTGGTCTCGGTGACGACGGGAAGCGCGCGGGTCTTGCGCCCAGCGAGGGCGAGCGCTGCAGCCGTGTCGGTCACGGCGCTCAGCTGTCGGGTCTTGCGGCGGCCCAACGCGGTCGCGGAGGCGGACTCCGTGACCGTCGTGAGGGCGCGTGCCTTGCGGGACGCGACGGGGACGGCTGCGCTGGCCTCGCCGACGACCGTGAGGGACTTCGTCTTGCGCCGGGTCAGGACCTGCGCGGCGGCTGTATCGGAGACGATTCCGAGGGCGCGAGTCTTGCGCGCCACCACGGCGCCCGGGATGACCGTCTCGGTGACGGGGGTCAGTGTCTTGGTCTTGCTACGAGTGAGGGCTTGAGCCGTGGCCGCCTCGGTGACGGGCGTCAGCGTCGCTGAGAGACCGCCTCCGCCCGGCGTGGCGGTCAGGTCGTCGTCGAACCAGCCCTCGACGGTGAGGAGCGGGTCAAACCATCCGGTGGCGGTGAACTCGGGGTCGAACACTTGGGAGAGCGCCACGGCGGGTACTCCTCCGGGTCCGGTGACTATGTGGCTCGGATGGCCTGGCTCACGTAGGACTGCGAGACCCCGTACTGCTCCGCGAGTGCGGCCTGCGAGGCGCCACCAGCGGCGTACTCCGCGATGAGCGCAGCTCGCTCCTGGTCGGCAAGCTTGCGGCGTGAGCGCTTGGGCGCACTCCGCATCCCAGTGACGGGTTCGATGCCCGAGTGGCGCCAGTTCTTTCCACTTAGGAGCAGCTGGACGGCGGACTGTGTCACGCCGAACATCTCGCCGAGGTCTCGCTGGCGGAACTTGCCCGTGCGGTAGAGCTCCACGACCTGACGGGCCTGTTCAGCGGTGAGCTTGGCCTGGGTGTTCAGTTCGCCGCGTGGAGCATTGTTGGGGCGCCCCTTGGACTGACGGTCCCGGTTGTTATCCAAAGCCGTGCCGAGGAAGAGGTGATCCGGGCGCACGCACCCGGGGTTATCGCAGTGATGGCAGACCAGCATCTTGCCTGGATCGCTGTGGGCAATGGTCCACGCAATCCGATGAGCCCGGGCCGCCTTCCGGTTGCCGATGCGCATCTTCCCGTAGCCGTCGGCGTCCTTGCTGCCGAGCCATTCCCAGCATCCGGGTCCACGTTGCGTAAGGCTGACGAACCGTTCGATTGCGTCCTGACTGAGCTGCACGGCGCACTCCTTGAGTGGAGACGACTAAGCATCATCTATACTCAATAAGTGTACACGATCACATATCCTGCGCCGCCGGCGCCGCCGTTGCCGCCCAGGCCCGGGTTCATGCCCACGCCACCGCCGCCACCGCCGCCTCCGCCGATGCCGCCGTTTCCGCCGTTTCCGCCGGCGGCGGACGCGAGGGTGGTCGCGCCGCCTCCGCCGCCGCCCTGGCCGCCCTTGGTGGAGTCGGCGTTGGCGCCGTTGCCGCCGTTGCCGCCCGCAGCGCCGGAACCCCCGTCCGTGCCAGCGGTGCCACCACCACCGGCGGTGTAGGCACCGGAGGTGCCGCCGGCGCCACCTGCGACGGTGGCCGGGGTGGCTGTGTGCCCGCCACCGGTGCCGCCGCCTCCGCCACCGCGCAGCGACGAACCTCCCCGGGACGAGGCCACCGGGGGGTTTGCGGAGCCTGCGCCGGCACCGCCACCGAACTCGGCGTTGCCCGTCGTGGACACTGCGACGGTGCCGGTGACGCCCTGCCCGCCTGCGCCGTTCGTGGCTGCCGTCGGGAGGCCACCGGTTCCGCCTGATGTCGATCCGGTGCCGCCTGCCCCGCCGGTGCCACCGCCACCCCCGCCGCCGGTCACTGCGGCGCTGATGGCTCCGCCAGCGCCGCCGCCACCGCCGAACGCGGTCAGCTTCGACCCGAACGAGGAGTTCCCACCGACACCGCCAGCACCACCGGCAGCGCCGGCCGCGCCGCGCGCGCCAGCGGTGCCACCGGTGCCGATGGTGACGGTCTCAGTCGAGGACAGGTCTGAGGCGGCGAACACGCCACGCACCCAGGAACCGCCACCGCCGCCGCCGCCGCCCTTGGCGACCACGGCCGTGGCAAGCGATGCCCCCGCGCCGCCGCCACCACCAGCGGCGACGAGCTCGACGATCACGACCTTCGGGGTGAACGTGGTCGGCTTCGTCCAGGTGCCGCCTGTGCCGTTGAAGACCTGCACGTCCGCGGCGCCGGTGTTCGCGCCCGCGAGCTCGACGCCAGCGGAGTTGAAGCGGCGGAAGCCGGTGTCGTCGAACGTGAACGACTCCCCGGCGGCCAGGACGCACGCGAACAGGGTCACTGCGGTGGTTCCGTCGGTGTGGGACAGGGTCACGGTGTTGGGGTTGGAGACGTGGTCGTTCTTCACCGACAGGAACTTCACCGTCCGCTGAACCCCGGACGCTGGTGATCCGACCAGGGTGGTGGTCGTCGCCGAGGTGATGATGGTGTTGGTGTTGTCCGGGTTGATGGCGCCGGCGTTGTTGTCGACCCAGGAGGCGTGAACGTCGATGTCCGCAGTCGACGACGTCGTCAGGCGGAGCAGGTCCGAGGTCGAGGTCAGCAGCAGCACCGGGCACTCCTACGGTCGACGACGGTTGAGGGGTACGGCCCCGGTGAACGGCACAGGGTCGAACGTGGTGACGCGGGGCCCCAGCGGGGCGGTGTCGATGGCGACGGTGTCGATGAGCGCGGTGAAGTCCGGCGACGCCGAGCGCCCGAAGTTCACCTGCTGCGTCGCGGTGCCGAACGCGGCCGCGGATGTGCCGGCGAGAGAGTCCAGTGGGGTGGTGGTGTCACCGGCGAACAGCTGCACCCCGTAGGCGCCGGTGGAGTGGTCGATCTGCCACTCGAGCCGGTACGTCGTGTCGGTCGTGATCGCGGCGCCCGTGGTCGACACCACCGTCGAACCGGCCGCGTTGACGAGGCGGAAGTTCCCCGTAGGTGACACGTTCACCCGAAAGGCCAGGGCACCGCCGTCGGTCTGCTTCGCCTCCACGATCGGGGAGTACGCAGACGGCAGCGCCAGGTATCGCATGTGCATCACGCCGCACGACGGGCCCGTCAGATTCCCGACGACGGCGTTGTCCCAGCGCATCATCCCGAAGCCGCCAGAACCGGTCACCAGCGCGGACAGCAGGCCGTGGATGGGGCTGGCGGCGGAGTAGACCACCGAGGAAGACCCTGTGATCTGGACACCGGAGAACGCGGTCCTTCCTGAGCCGCCACTGTTCCCCGTGGCGACGGTCAGGCTGTGGGTGCCGGTGTCGAAGTCGTTCCAGGCGATGACGCCCGTGTAGGGATCCATCGGTCCAGGTCAGGTGGCCCGGTAGAAGTCCGTCACGGTCGCCGACACCGCGGACCCGTCCGGCGTGATCGCGAAGGTGTGAATCGACAGGGGCACGAGCTGGCTGTTCGTCGGGGACGCGACCGCGGCGTAGCAGAACACCACGTCCGTCACCGCCCCTGCCGTCGGTGCTGCCCACGACAGGTCGATGGTGTCGCCGGCCTGCCGGTCGTTCGTGTCGTCCGGGGTGACCGCAGTGATGTCGGCGGCGGCGAGGGTGATCCGGGACCAGCCGTTCGCGTTCCGCTCGGTCACGCCCGCAGTGATGACGGCGGCGAAGTCGTCGCAGTCGATCAGGGTCGCATCGGACACGGCAGCGCGGTCGACGGGGATCGCGTACAGCCGGGCCGCGGACGGGTCGCCGACCTTGACGCGGTTCACGAGCTCGAGGGCCCGGCCCTTGGCAATGTTGAACGCGGCGTTGCCCACGGGGACTCCTCATTGGGTTGGCTTCGACGGTGCATGGGCTGGTGGTCCGGGACGCCCTCGACGACATCCCGGACCACCAGGGCCCGCGGGGTGCTGCTACTTGCTGGGGGTGCGCTTGCGTGCGGCCGGCTTCGGCGCGGGCTCGGTGAGTTCCACCGGGCCCTTCGTCGACGACACGGCGGGCGAGTCCTCGCCGCCACCGAGGGCGCCGCGGATCGCGACGAGCTCGGAGTGAATGGCGACGAGGATCTCGTCCGTCGTGGTGACCGGGTTCGGCAGACCCATCAGGAGCCGGTGCCGTTCGACGCGACGGCCGCCTTCGGGTCGAGCAGGGTGCCGCCGACGACGTGACGGACCTTGTACTCGACCGAGTCGGTCTCGAAGTCGCCGTCCTCGGCGCCGACGACGCCACCGCCGATGCGCTGTGCGTTCGGCGACTTGAGGAACACCTCCGGCGTCTCGTGGCCGCGGAGGAAGCCGACCTCCATGGCGGGGCGGCCGAGGGTCGGCTCGCCGAACAGGTACCACGAGGTGTTGCCGTTCGTGGTGGAGATGATCGGGAGCCACGGGTTGACCACGAGGTCGACCAGGTCCGCCATCCAGTTCGCGGCGACGAGCTGGTCCGTGCTCGACGAGCTCGAACCGGCCGCCACGCGGATCTGGGTGGCGGCGAGGATGTTCTGCGCCGTGACCTGCAGCGCCGGGGGGACGACGAGCTTGACCCGGCCGTGGAAGATCGGGTTGCCATCGGCGTCCTTCTGCGCCCGCAGGACCGTGAACGCCGTCTGCAGCGCCGCGACCGAGAGGACGGGGTTGCTGGTGACGATGTTGGTGTTCCCGGCGGCGAAGAACGTGCCGTCCGGGCCGGTCGTGCCGGCGTAGAGGTCCGTGGCGAACTTCTCCTCCGTCATGCGCGCTGCCTTGCCGAGACGCTCCGGGGCGGAGCGCAGACCGTCGAGGTCGTCGTTGACGAACGCCTCCCACGAGAACGGCAGCCGGCGCCCGTACTTCTTGACCGAGTACTCGAACTTCGAGTCGGCCAGGGCAGCGGCGGTGTACTCCTGCTGCTCCTCGACCTGCGAGAGAGCGCCCTCGCCGCCGTCAACAGCGAACCGCTTCACCGTTCGGAAGTCGCGGACGGTGGCACGGCGAGCGATCTGCGACCAGATCGGATCCCACTCGAGGTAGGAGCCGAGGAGCTGCCGGTCGAGGACGTCACCGAACAGGATCGGGAAGTCACTGGTGGTCATGGCCTCCTGGAGGGCGGCCATGGGACGGCGGCCGTCGTGGACATCCGCGACGAACGTCGCGGCCTCCGCGAGGGACGCCATGTAGCGAGGGTCGTTGCGGCGCATGCCGCGCACGCCCTTGCCGTCGGTGGAGTTGAACAGGCGACGGGTGTCGGCCTCCTCCGCCTTGATGTTGTCGACGAGCTCGAGGAACTCCATCAGATGTCTCCTTCAGTACCCGAGCTTGACTCGGATGGTGGCGGTGGACCCGGAGGTGATCGCGTCCAGGGCGTACCCGAAACGGACGCCCGTAGCCTTCTTCGACAGCTTCGGGGTGTCGGCGGTGACGTAGTAGATGACGTCGCCGACCGCCACGGCGCTGTTGCCACCGCCGTCGATGCCCTTGACCGAGAGCGTCGCGACGCCGTCGGTCTTGATGGTGGTGGTGCCGTCGGCGCGCTCTGCAGTGAGCGCGACGCCGGGCAGCTGCCCGACGAGGACGGGGTCGCCCGATGCCGGCGTTGCCGGGTCGGTGGCCGCCAGCGAGAGCTGGTTGCCCGGGTCGAGCACGATGTTCTTGGCCATGTCGGGCTCCTCAGATCCGGCCGCGGGCGGCGTGCTTGGCGGCCTCGGGGGTGGCACCGAGGCGGGTCAGAGCCTCGGTGAGCTGCTCGGACGGGTCGACCTTGTCGCCGCCGGTGCTGATGCTGGTGTCGCCCAGGCCGCGGGGGCGGCCGGCGCCGAGGGACTCCGCGATCGCGGCGACCTCGGCGCGCTTGGCGTCGATCGCGGCGGTGGCCGCGGTGGTGAACGCGGCCTCGTCGAGGGCGCCGGCGTCGGTCACGGGGACGGTGCGCAGCGCGGCCTCGCGCACGGACGCGTAGGTCGCGGCCGGGAGGTCGCTGGCCGTGATGAGGGCGTCGACGATGGGGCCGGCGGTGCTGCGGGCGTTCGCCTCGGCGAGCTGGGCGCGCAGCGTGGTGTTCTCCGCCACGACGGATTCGGCGCGGTCGGCTGCCTCGCGCAGCTCGCGCACCTCCGCCTCGGTGAGCTCGGGCATGGTGTCCTCCTCGGACTCCTGGGTGGTGGTGAGCGCGGGCAGCGGGTCGCCGACCGGCGCGTAGGTGGTGCGCACGACGACCTCGACCGGGATGCCGGTCAGGGTCACGGTGCCGTCGTCGTTGAGGACGAACGTCTGCTGGAAGGTCCCCGCCTGGGGGGCCTTGTCACCGCCGATGTCGAAGACGACCCACTCGTCGGTGTTGTCGCGCGCCCAGGCGTAGACGCCGTCGGCGCGGTAGGTGTCGTCGAGGGCGGCGGACAGAGCGCGGCCCAGGTCGCTGGCGGTGATGCCGGCGGCCTCGACGAGCTCGACGACCTGGGGGTGGGTGGGCGGTGCGGACTCGAGGATCTCGAGGATGCGGCCGCCACGGCCGGCGGCGGTGACGAAGTCGACGGACAGGCCCTCGTCGAGGCTGGAGATGATCAGGCCGCGGCGTCCCTCGGCCTCGCCGACCTGGCCGGTGCCGGTGGCGCGGATGGACACGCCGATGTCGTCCTTCATCTCCGCGAGGACGGTCTGCCACGTGCCGAAGACCTGCACGGGGGCGACCAGGCCGCCGGTGGTGGGGTCGACGTGGGCGTCCTCGGTGAGGACGGCCGCGAGGTCGCGCACGGACCGCTCGGGCCGGTCCGCAGCCTCCTGCGCGGTGGGGTGGTCGATGTACATGTGGGTGCCGGCGGGGAAGACGCGGTTGCTGGCGGCCTCCGCGAGGACGGGCGCGCCGTAGTAGCCGGAGGAGCCCCACCCGGGCGTGATGAGCTGGACGAGCTGGCGGGCACCCGACGACGTGACGGTGCCGGCTTCGGCCAGGCCCTGGCTTCGGGGCACGGTGCCTCCTACGGTGGTGGGTTGTGGACGTCGAGACGCGCTGCGTGGAGCACCTGTGGCGCCTGCAGTCGGTGACGTTCGGCGTGGGCGGGTCCTGGTCGGAGTACGAGTGCGAGCGGTGCTCGGCGCTGCTCGCGGTGGGGCCGAAGGACCCGCATCCCGAGACGGCCTAGACGGCGTGCATGGTGGCTCGCGCCATGTGCGACGCGGGCCTGGGCACGAACGAGTCCCGCCACCCCTTCGTCGTGCGCTTCTTCGCCATCGCCTTGAACGGGATCCCCGCGTCGAGCGCGGCGAGGCGGGTGGGGCCGACGATCGCGAGCTGCTCGTCGCGGGACAGCGCACGGAACACGCTCTCCGCGTTCGGGAGCAGCGACGGCGGCTCGGGGATGTTGAACCCGAGCTCGGCCCACGACTTCGTCAGCGGCAGCCGCGCGCAGCGGCCGTTCTGGTGGTCGTTCGGGCCGGTCTCGGACAGGCGATGCTTCGACCCGTGCATCGCCCAGCACGACGGGCAGGTGCGCGTGTCGAGCTGTGCCTGCCACGCCCACCCGGTCAGGACGTCCTCGTTCATGAACTGCGACGCGGCCGCGCCCGAACGGTAGGCGTCGAGGGTCTCGGTGCGGGCGATCGTGAGCGCGCGGGTGAGGCCACCGTTGAACGCGCCCTGGACGCGGGCGAGCATCTGCCGCGCCGACGTGCGGGGGTTGTCGCCGACGACGACACCGCGGATCAGGGACCGCTTCATCGCGTCGGTCGCCTCGAGGGACAGGGGCCGCGTCACGGCGGTGACCTGCGTGGAGACGCGCTCGATGATGGCGTCGATCGCGTCACGGTCGATGCGGTCGAACCGGAGGATCAGGGCGGCGGTATCACCAGCGGACGGGGGCAGTTGCGAGGTGATGATGCGAGGCTGCCACTCGATGGTCCGGTACACGGCTTCCTGGCCGGCGTACTCGACGAGGACGCCGGTGTGCTCGGTGAGGCCGTCGAGCTGGATGAGCGCGTGGTTGAGGGCCGCCTGCGCGCGGGTCGCGCGGGCGATCTGCGCGCGGGTGGGCCAGTGGCCCGGGTCGACGGCGAGGAGATCGTCGATCGCGGCGGCGAACTCGGCTTCGATCTCCGTCCACGCCGTCGCCCAGGACCGCACGAGGGACCGGACGGCGTCGTTGACCAGTGAGGAGATGATGAGCCGCAGCTCGCGGGACAGGGTCAGGGTCTCTCGACGGACAGCCACGGTGACCCCGGTCAGGTGGTGTCGCCGACGACGGCGGCCGGGTCGCCGCCCTGGTTGAACGCGTCGACGGCGGCCTGCCCGGTCATGGACGCCGGCGCGATGAAGTTGCCGTCCTCGTCGGTGAGCTCGTCGAGGATCTCGTCGGGCTCGGCCACGCCGAGGGCCTGCAGCAGCAGCCGTGCGACGACGAGCGGGGGCAGCTTCTCGGTCTGGTCGGCCAGCGCGATCGCCTTCACCAGCACGTCCACGGCGATGTCGTCGTCGAGGTCGGGCCAGTCGACGTCCACGGTGGGGTTGGTGTCACCGGCGAGGGTGACGATGAGGCGGTCGCCGTCGCGGGTGACGACGCCCTTGAGGGGTCCGCGGGGCGCGATGACGGCCTGGTCGATGACGTAGCCGAGGATCTGCTTCCACACGCCGGTCCAGAGGGCGCGGCGCGTGTCGGCCATGAGCTCGGTGGGGCGGTCGAGAGTCTCGGCGGTGGCGCGGGCACCGGTGGTGCCGGGGTCGCCGAGGAGCATCGTGACGGGGACGTCGAGGCCGGCGGCGACCATCGCCGCCAGGGGCCGGCCGGACTCGGAGTCGATGGTGGCGCCGGACTTCGGGATGGCCTCGAGGGTGATGTCGGGGGTCATCACGGCGGCGCCGGTCTGGTTCGCGCCGGTGATGGGGTCGACTGCTGGGGCGGCGGCGAGGGCCTTGCGGATCTTCGCCTGCTTCGACCCCGGGGCGGTGGCCCGCCACGCGAAGCGGGACAGCGCCTTGATCAGCGTGGCCCAGTCCTCGAGGAACGTCTTGTACGCGCGCGCCCAGTCGATCGCGGCGTAGGCGTCGGGGATGCCGAACTTCCACCCGAGGGGCTTGTTCTCGGCCCATGCGTGCACGACGGGTGCGTCCCAGAGGACCTCGGCGCCGTCGAGGGCCTTCGGTCGCGTGGCCGGCCAGTACCCGACGGCAGGGTGGTAGGTGACGACGTCGCGGGTGGTGACCTTCCCCGTCGCCGGGTCGACCGTGGTGGTGATGCAGCGGCGCTTGTAGAACCAGTGCTCGTCGCGGTCGTCCGGGTTGGTGATCACGTCGACGATCTCCGCGAACGGGATCAGCCGCGGCACGACCTTCCCGGTCAGCGGGGAGGTGAACAGCGCGACGAAGAAGTTCCCGTCGACGCCGAGGCACCGCTCGAGTGTGGCGTGCGCTCCCGGCCCGGACAGCACCGTCGTCGTGGACTTGTCGTCGAGGAAGTCCTGCACCACGGCGTTGACGTCCTGCTCGGCCGGGTTGTTCAGGTCCTGGCCGGTGGCGCGGGCGCTGATCTGCAGCCCGTCGCCCCACACGTAGTAGAACCGCAGCGCCAGGCCACGCTTGATCAGCGGGTTCTTGATCGCCATCAGCTGGCACAGCGCCGTGAGCTTCCGCATGCCGTCGCGGGTGAACTCGAGCTCGCCCTGCGACGCGAGGCGGGTCCAGCCTTGGTCGTCGAGTGCGAGCTCGAGCTCGGCGAGGGCTTCGGTGAGCAGCTCGTTGGTGGCCCGCTCCCGGGTGAGTTCCTCGCTGAGGTCGACGGGGTCGGTGTCCGGGAGGGCAGCGACGGTGCCGCCGCGGAGCGCGTCGAGGAGTCCCACGGTCACCGCCTCCGGGGTGCTAGTACGGGCTGATGGTCGAGTCGTCGAAGTCGTCGGGCTCGTAGACGTCGTCGCCGGCGAGCAGCGGCGAGAGGAGCAGCCGGTTCAGGCCCTGCGACATGGCGTCCACGGCGTCGTCATGTGCGCCGTTCGGGAACGCCGCGGCCTCGTCGACGAGGTCGACCACCCACGCGCACCCGTCGATGAGCGGGTCGGGCAGCCACACCTGGCCGGCCTCGATGAACGGCGCGACCGCGGAGGCGCGTGCGAGCTTCGACCCGTCCGGCTCCACGGGGATGAGACCGGGCACGGTGCGGCGCAGCATGTTGATCACGGCGGTGCCGTTGGCCTTGTCCTCGACGACCTTCGCGATCGCCTGGGGCCACCTGGCGGCGAGGTTCTGCACGGCGGTCTTCGTGGCGACGAAGTCGAGGCGGGCTCGGATCATGTCGACGGCGTACACCTGGGTGCCGCGTCGGGCGAGGACCAGACCGACGACGTAGTCGGAGCCGTCGGTGTCCTTGAACGCCATGTCCCAGGAGTGGATGACCTCGTCGACGTTGGGGATCCAGCGGGTGCCGTCGTCGCGGACGATCCACTGGGCGCTCGCGTACTGCCGCCACCAGGGGCGCTTCCACACGCCGCCTTCGACCGGTGCTGGGCGGCCCTGGTAGAGGGCGTTCCAGTCGCGGGTGCCGGCCTGGACCTTGACCTGCTCCCACTCGCGGTCGCCTCGGGGTTGCCCGGTGCGTTCGTTGACGCGGGCGGAGAGCATGAACTCGCCGGGCTCACGGCCGAGGGGGTCGGTCTCACCCTTGGCGGGGTCGTGGTCGGCCTGCGCGGGGATGTTGATGACCCGCCACCGGTGCCCGTCCTCGCGGCCGAGGAGCCACCCGGCGAGGTCATCCTCATGCCATCTCGTGAGCACGAGGACGACGGGTGCGCCGGGTGCGAGACGCGTGGATCCGGTGGACGTCCAGAACGTCTTCGCGCGCCGGCGGTACGCCTCGGACTCGGCCTGCACGCGGTTGGTGACCGGGTCGTCGATGAACAGCCAGTCCGCGGGCCGGCCTGTGATGCCACCGGAAAGGCCAATGGAGCGGACACCGCCGCGGTGCCCGGCGATGCGCCACGACGACACGGCCCCATTGTCGGGCGCGATGCGCAGCCCGAGGTCGAGGGCGCCCTCGTCGCCCTGGTTGTTCACGATCAGGGAGCGGATGTCGCGGCCGAACTCGTTGGCGAGGTCCGCGCCGTAGGACACGACGACGATGCGCCGGTCGGGGTTGCGGGTCAACGCCCACAGGGGCCCGACCTTCGTGACCCTGGTCGAGTTGTGTGTCGGGAGGAGCGAACGGCCCGCGAGGTAGGTGTGGCTGGGACTGTCGACCTCGATGCAGCGGACGGGGACGGTCGCTGCTGGTTCGGCCCACACGTACCGGGTCAGGGCGACGGAGGAGTTCTTGCAGCGCTCCCGGTGCCGGGGCAGCCAGGCAGCGTCAGCGCGGTAGAACCGGACCCGGAACCGTGGCCCGATGTCGCGGCCGTTCAGTCGAGCCCGGTCCTCGGTGATGGTGGCCTTCGCGCCGAGGGTGTACACGAGCTCGCGGACGTCGTCAGCGAGCCGCCGGCTGATCGAGGTGTACTCGACCTGGCCCTTGAGGGTGACGTGCCCGTCTGTGTCGACGAGGCCTTGGAGGAGCGCGAGGCGCTGCTCGGTAGACGCACGCAAGTACTGGACCGGGATGTGCTTGTTGCCCCAGACGTTGAGGTTCTGGAGCGCCTGGCGGACCGGTGACGTCGCGCTGCTGCCGCCCTCGGGGGCGAGGCTGTACCGGTACGGCGCGGTCATCTTGCGGCACGGGTAACCGGCGGCGCGGATGCGGTCCGCGATCTCAGGGTCGGCGATCGTGATGGTCGCCGACGTCGAGGTGCCGTCGCCGAGCCAGGACCCGAGCAGGTAGGGGTCAAGTGGCAGGTCCGCGTGGGGTAGGCGCAGCTCGGAGGGTGCGGTTATCTGCGCGTTTTTGCTGCGAGGCTCTGCCAGGACACGGGTCTCGACGGTGCGCTCACCTCTGCGCCGGTCGAGGCGGGCGACCCACTCGTGATCGGCGTCCGCGACGATCCGTTCCCCGTCGCCGGTGCGGACCGTGAGGCATGGTCGGCCGGTCCAGACGGGTGAGGTCCAGGTGACGGTGCACTGGTTGCCGTGACGGTCGAACACCTGATCGCCGACCTCGATGTCACCCATGGTCGTCCACCCGGTGGGGGTGGCGATGGGGGTGTCGAGGGCTAGAGCTTTCCCCTCCTGCGGGGGCATCGAGATGATCAGGCGGTCGCATTCGCCGTTCTCGACGTCGACGAGGGCTTGGTCGATGAGTTCGAGGGCCGGGGTCTGGCGTGTGGTGGGGTCGACGGCGGCGGCGAGCTCGCCGGGGGTGGCCCAGTGGCGGTGGACACGCTCGAGGCGCTCGGTGAACAGCTCGAGGGTCGGGCTGCTCATGCGTGAGCCCCCATGCGCGTGCGCGTTGGGGGCTCTGCCAGAACGCCTAGTCCTAGCAGAACCGTACCGGGGAACTGCGGCTGGTCAAGCACCACGTCGACCGTCGGCGCGTCGGCTGCTCTTGGCCTGCTCCCGCAACTGCGCCTCGATGGCGAGGTCGCGGACGTCGCCGACGCGGTACAGGCGGCGCCCGCCCTGGTCGCGGCCGTGGGAGGCGAGGCGTCCGGAGCGTTCCCACCAGCGGATCTGGTCTTCGCGGACGCCGGTGCCGGTGGTGGTGGCGAGGCCGCGGGCGATGTCGGACGCGGTGGCGAGGCGGTCGTCGAGTGCCTCGGCGAGCCAGGCTCGGCGTTGGGCGACGTCGTGCTCGGTGCCGCAGGTGTGGCAGCGGGTGGTGCGGCAGCGGTCGCAGAGGTGATCCTTGCCCTGGTCGGTGTGGTCGACGGCGTAGACCTCCTCGGGGCAGGGGATGCCGGTGTTGAGGGGGTCGGCGAGGCAGGTGCCGAGGTACAGGCGGGGTGCGGGGGTGTCGGCGGCGGTGAGGAGCTGCCGGCTGGTCCGGTCGATGGCGGCCTTGAACGCGGCCCCGGAGTCGGTGCGGGTCAGGAAGGGGACGTTGTCGAGGAGGATCTCGACGAGGAGCCGGTGGGAGCTGGTGACGATCCAGCGGGGTCCGGTGAGGTGGTCGCAGTACTGGCGGAGCCGGTCGCGGCGTGCCTGGCCTGCGTCGTTGAGGCCGCGACGCGGGGGTCGGTCGAGCTGCTCGAGGGCGGCGAGCTCGCGGTCGATCGCGGGGAGGGTGGACTTGGCCCAGGACACGAGCATGACCATCGCGGCGGTGAGGGTCTTCGACGCGCGTTCGTCCCACGCGATGACGGGGTCAGCGGAGGAGCGGGCGCCGTTGCGGCTACCGGTCGCGGTCTGGCGCGTGATGGTCAGGTTGAGGTCATCGACGAGGTCGGGCAGGGCTGCGAGTCCGCGGCGGAGGTCGTTGAGGCAGCCGGGGCACAGGGCGCTGGTGGACGCGGTGGGGATGGGCTTCCCGCAGTCGCAGGTCGGTGCGGTCGTCATTCGACCCCCTCAAGCATGGCGCGGAGGTGTCGCGCGTACTGGACGAGCTGCTCGCTCGTGTGTGAGGACGTCCGTCGGGTCGTCGCACAGGGGGCAGGGGCTGGCGGATGTGCCGCGGGGTGGCACGCGGTAGCCGCATTGTTCGCACTCAAGCCACTCGCGGATGTGGTCCGTCGGTTGCAGCAGTCGCATCATCGGCGTCGTGGTGGCGGGGTGCGGGTCTTCACGCTGCTCGGTCATGACGCTCCTCGGACGAGTCGAAGGTGACGGGCGAAGACCGCCGGCGCAGCTGACCGCTGCGACGAGGTCAGGGCGAGCTCGGGGTCGCGGATCGTCGCCGACCAGGCCTGCTCGAGGAGGTCGACCTCCCGCTCGGACACTCGGACCATGCGGGCGTCGAGGTCGAGGCGGGCCAGGTCGATCAGGAGCCGCCCGACTCGGTCGAGGGACCGCTCGTACACCGACACCTCGGCGCGGAGCTGCTCGGTGCCGATCTGCGACTGGTACCGCAGCCGGTCGTTGAGGTCGTTCACCCGGGTCCGCAGCGCGTCCTTGAACGCTTCCGCCTCGGACACGAGCCGCAGCAGCGCCCCCAGCGGGTCGGGGTGGGACTCGAACGACTCGGGGAGCATCTTCCTGACCTCGTCCTCCACGACCCGCTCTGCGGCCTTCGCCAGCGCCTGGGGGGCCTTCCCGCCGTGCTTCCCACAGACCCGCTGCCCCTTCATCGGCCGCAGCCGGCACGGACGGCCAGATACGTGGCCCTTGCACCGGTCATGGGTCTGACCGCACGTCCGGCACTCTCGGGTGACGGGGGTCATCGGGTGCCTCCGAGGGCTGCGGGGTGGTGGTCGTCTGGGGTGTCGGTGTCGTTGGTGGTGTCGTCGTCGTTGTCCACAGGGAGTGGTGTCAGGTGTGTCATGTCGGCTGGTAGGGGTTGTGTGGGTCGTCTCTGTGGGTCTCTTGGGTTTCTTGGGTATAGGGGGGTCACTGAGTGACCCCCAGTCGGGTCGTTGAGTGACCCCCAGTCGGGTCGTTCAGCGACCCCCTTAGGGGGTCGTTCAGTGACCCCCAGCGGGGGTCGTTCAGTGACCCCCTCAACCTCAGGTCTAGGGGTCGTTGAGTGACCCCCAGTCGGGGTGTTATCCACAGGCCCGTCTGTCGTGTCTGGGGTGTGCTCAGTGACCCCCTCGGGGAGTCGTCCGATGAGGAGCCGGTACGACTGCCGGACCCCGGTGTGGGCGGTCGAGGTGCGCTCGACGACGCCGGCCGCAACGAGGGCTTGGAGGGCCTGCTTCACGGCGGTCTGGGCGGCTTTCACGGTCGGGTCGGGGTAGCCGAGGCCGAGGGCGAGCTGGTCGCGTCCGGCGAAGTAGTGGGGGTCGGGGTCGTCGTCGCGAGGTGCGAGGGCCATCCAGGCGAGGAGTCGCAGGGGGCGGTGGTCGAGGCTCCCGTGGAGCAGGTACGCGGCACGGACCAGGGCGCTACCCACGGCGGGGTTCAGACGTGTCCCGGGGCATCAGTGCTGGGCCTCGCATTCGGTGTCGTGGGTCCGCAGCCAGCCGTAGGCCTCAGCAGATCGGGGGGTCCAGAAGGCGGGGGCGTCGCAGCGGCGACACCAGGCCCAGAACTTGCGGACCTGGGGGTCGTAGCCGGTGCGGTCGCCCCCGCCTTCGGCGCTCATGCCGGCGCCGGACCCTCGTAGATGTGGTCGTGGCCGGCGTCGCTGATGGCGGTGACGACCTCGTCGAACGCGACCTTGAGGACGTCCTCGGGACGCTCGAGGACGTAGCCGAGAGTGAGGCGCCCGTCGTACATGCGGTACCGGAACCGGGCCGTCACCTTGTACAGCGGGCCGTTGTGGAACGGCTGCAGGCCGAGGGACAGGACGTCGGGGATCGCGATTTCGCCGGACTTCCCGGCCGCGGCGGCGGTGTTCTCGACCCAGACGAGGGTGGTCTCCCCGGACGTGAGGCGCTTGCTGGACTCGAACTTCCCGGATCGGGCGGCCTGGAACGACTGTGCGAGCTCGAGGACGTCTGCGCCGGTGGGGTCCTGGAAGTCGGGGAGGCGCTGCTCGATGAACTCGGCGAACGCGACCTGGTCGAGGAGTTTCCCGTCGTTGCCCGCCCACGCGTCCCACGACGCCGTGGTGACGAGCTGCAGGGTGGCGCGGTGGTCACCCCACCCGGGAACGCTGTCGGCGCCGCGGTGCGCGTTGATGACCGCCGTCACGGACCGCCGGTCGAGGTCGGCCCACAGCTCGGTCTCCTCGAGGCCGTGCTTGGCGAGGTAGGCGACCAGCGACGCGGGGGTGCGGACCGTGAACCGGCCTGTCGTGCGCCGCGGGTAGGCGCGGTACTGGTCGAGGTCGCGGTCGAGGATCTCTACGCGGCCGCCGTCCGGGACGGTGACCGCGTAGACCGCGCCCTCCTCGAGCGGCTGCGGCTCCGACGCGGTCAGCGCGAGGTCGTAGGCGTCGCGGATCGTGCTGCTGTTCTCGCCGGCGGCGAACGTGTCGTCGTTGGTCATGCCTGTGCCTGCGCCTTCGGGTCGATGACGGTCGTGGGTGCCGGGACCTCACGCAGCGGCTCGAACGTCAGCTGGTTGGGGTCGTTGCGCGTGAGGTTGCCGTCGGCGTCGGCGAAGAACACCGACACCTTCCGGTCGTGGACGGGGACCTTGGACTTCACGTCGTCGGTGACCGTGAGGGTGTTCTCGGTGGCGCCCTTCACTCGGGCGACCGTGACGGTCAGGGTCAGCGACCCCTTCTTCCCGGTGTCGCGGACCGCGGCGACGAGCTCGTGGAGCTGCTGGGAGAGCTCGTCGTGGGTGCGGCCGCCGGACATCTCACGCAGGGCGTCTGCGAACGGGCGCACCCGCGGGTCGGGGGTCGGTCGTCGGGTGCTCATGCAGTGCTCTCCTCAGGGGTGATAGGGGCGATCAGTGCTGTTTCGAAGTCGCTGGGCTCGTACCCGAGCGCTGTGGCGACGCGGATCGACGGGATGTGGGAGTCGTCCCACGTCGACCCGCAGCGGATGACGTCGAACGAGAGCGCGAGGAGCGCCTTCCACGCCTGGTGCTCGCTCAGGTCGCCCGCCCAGTCGCGGCGGGCGTCGACGACGGCCTCGTCCCACGCGTTCGCGTCCTCGGGCACCGGCGGCATACCGAGGTAGGTGGCGACCGACTCGTCGTAGTCGCTGTTGTGGATCCAGTCCTCGACCAGCAGGCGCAGCAGCGGCGCACGCTCCTCGTCCTTCACCAGGAGCTTGTCGAGACGGCCGTGCAGCCACCCGGCCCGGACCGTGCGGGCGGTCTCAAGGTCCGCGTCGCGCTGCTCGCGCTGCGCGATGCGCTCCTCCGCCTCAGCGCGGCGGGCAGCCTCCTCCGGGGTGTCAGGGGGCAGCTCGTCCTCGTCGTCGTCCTGCTCGAGCACGGACGGTGCGCACAGCATCCAGCCGCCGCCCGCCTCGACGAAGAAGTGCGGCCCGTCGAGACCGTCGAGGAGAGACTCGACCTCTGCGGTCTTGATACGGGCGGCCTCCCAGGACGACAGGACCGACGCGCCGGCGTCGCGGCGCTCTGCGGTGGCCCAGCCGCGCTCGGCGCACGCCTTCTCGACGAGCTCCCGGGCGACGCGGATGTTCGCGGTCTCGCGAGCCCGCTCCACGGCCCACGTGAAGTTCGACCCACCGACCTGTCGAGCGAGACCGTCGTACTCGGGTGTGCCGACGAACTCGACCAGTGTCTCCGCCTCCGCGAGGGTGACCTGCCCGGTGTGGACCTTCTCGAGGGTCTTCTCGGGGAGCTTGGCAAGCGCGAGCCTGCTCCGGACGGTCTTCGTCGACCGGCCCGTCGCCTTCGCGGCCTTCGCCTGGGTCATGCCCGGGAAGGCGACGAGCTGGGCGTAGGCGTGGGCTTCCTCGACGGCGGTGAGGTCGGCGCGCTGGGTGTTCTCGACGAGCATCGCGGCGAGCTGCTTGGCGGGGGTGTCGAGGTCTTCGCGGAGCATCGCGGGCACGGTGGCGAGACCGGCCCGCTTCGCGGCGGCGAGGCGGCGGTGCCCGGCGATGAGCCGGTACTGCGTGCCGTTGAGCGGCGCGAGCACGAGGGGCTCGAGGAGGCCGTGCTCGCTGATGGACGCGGTGAGGTCGGCGACGTTCCCGACGCTGCGGCGGGGGTTGGCGCCGTGGGGCTCGATGAGGGAGAGCCGGACCTCGGGCAGGTAGGTGGTGGTCATGCCGTCACCGCCGGGCGGTGGTTGATCGCGTCTGCCCAGCGCAGCGCGACCGCGGCGACCTGCAGCAGCTCGGCGCGCAGGGCGGTGGGGTCGTCCTCGGCAGTCGCCTCGTAGAACTCCTCCGTGAGGATGTGGCGCCAGGTGCCGTCGCCGCGGCCGAACGCCTCCTGGCAGTCCAGCCGGGCCTGGTCGCGGTAGAAGGTCTCCTCCGCATCGCCCGTGCCGTCGGGGACGTCGTACTGCCGCCCGAACTTGTCCTCGGCGTGGGCAATTGCGGTCAGCAGGTCGTCGAGCAGGGAGTCGTCGAGGTTGGTGGTCATGGGGTCTCCGGTGGTGTCGAGGGGGGGTCGTGCTCTTGCTCGTAGTGCCGGGTGCCGGCGAGGTACGCGGCGTGGGCGTTCTGGGCGGCGCCGTGTGCGCCGCAGGTCGGGCATCGCCACCGGTTCGCGGGGCGGGGCGGGCCGGCGCCTGTGTTCCGCTGCGCGCCGGACAGGGGAGGGCTCACCCGGCGACAGCGGTGGTGGGCTTCCAGCGGGGGCGTCCGGGGCGGCCCCGGCCGCGCTGGTAGGCGCGCTCACCGATGACGCACTCGGCGCACGGGTCTTCACCGCGGGCCTTGTGGCGGGCGAACGCCGCGTGAGTGCCGCACGGCTGCGTCACGCGGGAGGGGCGGCGCACGACGTCGTCACCGTTCGCCACGGCCACCGAGGCCCGCAAGCGCAGCCCACGCCCGTCCTGGACGAGCTGCCACTGCACCGGGCCGGCCTGGGAGTACTGCTCGGCGTTCACCGCGGCCGCGAGGTCAACGGTCGCGGCACCGATGAGGTCGGCGAGGGTGATCCGGGAGTCGAGGATCGGCCACGTCATCCGGTACGTCGCCTTCACCGCGGGTCTCCGACCCACACGTAGGTGCGGTGGATCTTCCCCGCGTTGCCGCCGGCGACGTCGTCGCTGACCTCGGTGAGCCCGTCGTAGGCGAGCACGCCGCGCAGTCGCAGGGACCGGTACGTCGCGCCGACGATGTGCGGGGGCACGTCCCACTCGGGGACGGCGGCGAGGATGGTGCGCACGGCGTTCTGCGTGACGCGCCCGCCGTGCATCTCGGCGGCGGCAGCGATCGCGGACACGACGTGCGCGCGGGCCTCAGCGTGGGGGTCGGTGGGATCGGCGGGGATGCGGAAGGTCATCTGGCTCATGCCTGGTCCTCCGGTTCGGGAAGCCACTGCGCTGCGTGCGCAGGGTTGAGGGCTCGGTCGTGGTCGAGGTCGAGCACGCGGTAGCGCGCGAGCACGTCCTCCTGTCGCCGGAGCTGCTCCCGTAGCGACCGGTTCTCGGCGCGGAGGGCTGCGACGGTCTGGCTGAGGTCGTAGCGGGTGGGTGCGTCGGCGGTGCAGATGGCGCGGTCGGTCGGGTAGAGCGCGGGCAGGTCGGCGGCGCGGTAGACGATGTGCGGCTCGGTCATGGCGTCGCCTCGTACTCGGTGAGCAGCTCGACGCGGTCGAAGTCCTTGCAGCCGTAGCGGACATAGTCGAGGCCGCCGTCAAGGAACATCGCGCCGCAGGAGCAGCCGACGAAGTCGTGCCGGTGCCTCGACTCGACGACGTCGCCGCAGTCCAGGCAGCGGGCGCGGCTGCGGATGATGCGCGGCTCGGGCTCGCGCTCGCCCAGCGAGTAGCCCGCCATCAGATCCACCAGCGCGACGGCGCGGCCTGCAACGTGCGCGCGATGGCCTTGTCGATCCACTCCGCTGCGACCCAGCCGGCGAGGACACCGAGGCCGACGAGCCACGCCGCGCGGGTGCTCACTGGTCCGCCAGGTGTGCGGCGACAGCGGCGAGGGCAGCGCGGGCGATGTGCGCGCGGTAGAGGCTCATCCGGTCCGGGTCACCGTTCGCATCCCAGCCGCACATGCACTGCATGGCGTCGTCGTCGGCGTACTGAACACCGTGCCGGTCCCACGACGTTGCATCCGCCACCGCCTCGATCAGCGCCGGGTCGGGCTCGCTGATGCGGGCCAGGTCTGCCAGCGCAGCGATGCCGTCGCCGTAGCAGTCCTGAATCCCGACCTCGACCGCCGCACCGTCCTCGCGGTACTCGCCGGGGAGGTCGCGTGCCATCTCATCGCGCCAGTTGCGGAACGCGGCCACCTCAACACGGGCAGCGTCGCGCTCGTTGCGCAGCGTGCCGAGCCGCTCGTACACGTACACCTCGACGCGCGCTCGTGCGCGCCAGTCCTCCCGGTCAGCCCGCAGCCGCTCCACCTCGGCCCGCGCGTCCGCCAGGGCGTCGAGCAGTGCGCGCAGGGTTTCTGTGTCGAGCGCAACGATGCCGATGCCGAGGTCGAGGTCGTATGCCTCGTCGGCGCTGTCGCAGTCGGCCCTCAGCGCCTCGATGTCGATGTCAGTCATCCGGCCCACCCGCCCCACGGCGCGTCGTCGTCGGACTCGTCTACGTCGGCGAGCCGGTCGTCCGGCGTCGACATGAACTCCGAGACCAGCCACCACACGACACCGACGAGCACGAACACGAGAACCGCGAGCAGGGCCAGGTACACGGTGTCGTTCACGCCGCGTCCTCCCCGTTCGCGCCAGGCCCCTGGTGGGAGCGGCGGCCCGCGCCGAGGCCAGCGACGAGCGCGATCAGACCGAGCACGATGCACGCGAAGAACACGAGGTAGGCGTTCATCCCTGATCGACCCCCGCCCGGAGCCGCTCCACGATGCGCTTCCGCACGTCCCGCGCAGCGGCTTCACGCTGGCGGCGCGCCCACACCTGAGCGCGGCGCTGCCGGTCCTCGATCTCGTGGAGTCGCACCAGCGCGCGGACCGCGACCGCGATGAGGAGCAGGCAGGCGAGGAACCACGGCCAGCCACCACGCTGGCCGGCGCTGATCGCGAGGACGACGGAGACGCCGACGCAGACCCACTCGGTCGCAGTGAGACGCTTCACGACGTCACCGCCGGGACGGGGGAGATCGCGGTCTCGGCGTCGACGAGGCGCAGCAACGCGGCCCAGGTCTCGTCGGTCCAGCAGTGCTCGCACCGCGTCGACGTGACGCCGTCGTCGAGCGCCCACGCAATGTTCCAGAACGTGAGCGTGATGCGGACGCCGCCGTGGCCGCAAGCGGTCTCGATGCCGTCGTCCTCGTGCGCGGTGGGGTGCCACTGGTGGAGCTGCCAGCGGCCGTCGATGTCGAGGGACGCGGGCACCGGGTCGGGGCGCTTGCACCACTGCGGGTCGCACGTCGGGCTGATCAGGTGGCGCTTCATGCCGGCACCGCCATCAGCACCCACCGCGCCGGCGTCACGAGGACAGGGACCCGGTCGATGGAGCCGACCATGAGACCGCCGGGTTTGCGGTCGGTGCAGTCCTCGTCGAATACGGCAGCGATCGCGTCCTCGACGTCGGCCACGTCCGCAGCGGTGAGGACGTCGTTGTCGATGACGACGTGCACGGGGAACGGGAGGCGTGCGTTGATGGTGACTTCGACGCTGCGGGCGTCGACGACCGTGTACACGGCGGTGAGGGTGCGGGCCAGGTCGGCGCCTGTGTACGGCATCACAGGTCACCACCGTCGGGGACCTCGCCGAGCTCGAGCGCGGCAGCGTCCAGTGCGCGCTGCACCTCGTCGCGCGTCAGGGTCCGCTTGTCGTGGACCACTCGACCCACCATGGCGCCGAGCCAGTCAAGGACGTCCTGCTTGTCCGTGATCCCAAGCTGCTCGAGCCGCTGGGACAGGCGGGTGGTCTGCACCCGGGTCGGCTTGCCGCTGGTGTCGACGACGACAGCGTCGGCGACGTCGTCGAGATGCGGACCGTCCGCGGGTTCGTCGTCGGGCTCGGGGTCGGGTGTGGTCGCTTCGTCGTCGGCCTTGATGTCGGCGGCCTTCGCGTTCAACGCGTTCTGCCAGTGCGCGTTCATCGCCTTGTCGTCGCGGATCGTCGCCCAGATCCCACGGACCTCGTCCAGCGTCGTGGCGGCGTCGATGAGGGGCTGGTAGTCGACCGCCGCGATCGCGGGTGCCGGCGTCACGGTGGGGGCGTCGGCGCGGGACATCTCATCGGAGGTGTAGATCCCCGACAGGTCGTTGGGGAACGCCTTCCGCAGGGCGAGGGCCTCCGCGCACTTCGCGATCATCAGGGCGCCCTTCTCCACCCACATGCGCGTCGGGTCGCCCTTCTTGTCCGTGCCCACGTACTCCCGGTACAGGGCGACGGCGTAGAGGGGGGCGACGAATCCGGTGCGCAGGACACCGACGCGGGCGGCGGCCGGCGGTGCCGGGTCGAGCCACACGTCGCGCCACACGCCGTCCGGGCCGCACCATTCGGGGCCGACCTGGCCGGCGTAGTCACCGGAGCGCTGCGCGATGATCCGCAGCCCGTCGATGGACGCCTGGATGGTCCACTTCTTCCGATAGGACCCGTCGAACTGGCGTTCGTTGCGGCCGATCATGTAGATCTGGCGGGAGAACGGGTCGAGGCCGGTGCGCTGCGCGTAGTTGAGGAACACGACGAGGTCACCGTTGGAGGCCTCGTCGACGCCGAGCTGCCGCAGGGCGGCGCGCTGCTCGTCGGTCCACATCGCCTGGCTGGGGTCGATCGTCAGGGCGCTGCCCGTGCGGACAGCGACGTCGGCGTTGGTGCTCATGCGTGGGCCTTCTTCCCGCGGGACTTGGTCAGATACGGGGCGGCGTCGCCGCGCCCAGGGACGCGCATCGCGACCGGGGCGCCGCCGTAGGTGGCGCGGCGCGCGGACCCCATGGCGTCGATCACGGCTGCGGACGCGGCGGTCTTCGCGGCCTCCGCGGCCTCGATCGCGGCCACGGCCTCGGCGTAGGCGACCGCGACGTCGGCGGGGAGCTCGACCGCGGTGTCGTCGATGTCGGGGTGCAACGCTCGAACGGCGCGGTACGTCTCGTCGTGACCGTCGAGGTCCGGTGCGGTGCCGGTGGTGATGGAGTCGAGGAACTCCGTGACCGCGTCCACCAGGAGGCCGGCCTCGAAGTCGTCGTAGCTGATGACGTACTCGCGGAACTCGAGGAACGCGGTCAGGACCGCGACGTGCGCGGTGCGCAGGCCGAGGACGTGCAGCCCCCACATCACCTGGACCCGGTACGCCGGCGGGATCTCGTCTGTGCCGGCCTTCCCCCACTGGGAGTCGTCGGACGCGGTCTTGAACTCGAGGAGGATCGGCGCCGGTGCATCGCCGTGGGCGAGGCCGTCAGGGGTGGCCGCGAACCGCGGGTCGTCCAGGCTGCGCCAGGTCCCGGTCTCGGTGATCGCGAGGTCGGGGTGCTGGTCGGCGTACCAGGCGCGCACGGCGGGCTCGAGGTAGTGGCCGCGGCGCATCACTGTGGACTCGGGGACCGGGGGGAGGTGACCGGCCATGCGCTGCCACAGCGAGTACCGGGACTCGAACGGGGACAGTCCCAGGACCGCGGCGACCTTCGACGCGGTCATGAGCTGCAGCCACTCGGGGGTTCCGGGTGTGAGGTCGGGGACACTCACGGCGCGGGTGACGCCGGTAGTGGTGTCGAGGGTGCTGGTCATGCGATGCTCCTTCTGTCTGAACCCCTTGGTCCCGTTGCTTGTCCGGCGGTGGGCCGAGGGGTTCTGGCTGTCCGTGCTGGGTTGCCGTGGGCGCCTGGGGCT